TTCTCGCGCAAGCATTCAATTTTCTGGGCTGAACATGGCGAACATTTGGAGACGGTTGACAATGGCGACACAGGCATTTGCGCGCGCCTACGCGCACCCCGACGAAGAAGCGGCGGCGGCGTCTTTTGCCACACGCGATGGCGTCTACCAAACGCTGTGGGCCTACTATACCAACGAAGCCTTTGACGGCCTCGCGCGCTGGCAGGGCTATCGCTCGCGCCACCGGCTCTACCGCAACCATCGCAGCCTGTACAACCCGACCACGCGCCTGGTGGACTTTTACGCGGGCCACGTCTATCCCGGCATTGTGACGGCGACGCCCACACGCTACGGCAACGGCGCACGCATGGCCTATCCGCTGGCCGACGACACGCCCCCGCAACTGCGCGCCGCACTGGATCAACTATGGCAGTGGGCGAACTGGCAGCAGCAGAAAAGCACGCTGGTGCGCTGGGGTGCGGCGCTCGGCGACGTGATGGCGGAAGTGGTGGACGACCTTGAGCGCGAAAAAGTGTACATGGGGCTTATCTGGCCGGGCCAGGTGAAAGACTTGACGCTTGACAACACGGGCAATGTCAAGGCGTACGCACTCGAGTACACGGCGCTCGACGCAGAGGGGCAAAGTTACATCTACGGCAAGACCGTAGATGCGGCGCGCATTGCTGTGCTGCATGACGGGCGCGAAGTGGACGTGCGCCCGAACCCCTACGGCTTTACGCCCGCGGTGTGGGTGAAGCACAACGACATGGGCGGGCAGCACGGCGCGCCCGCACTGCGCTCGCTGGGCAAGGTGGACGAGCTCAACGGGCTTGTATCGCAGGCGCACGACAACCTGCGCAAGATGATGGGTGCGCCGCTGCTTGTGGCGACAAACGGCACGCTGGAGAGGCTTGAGGATGCGCCCAAGCGCGACGGCACGGCGGAAGCGCAGCGGCTGGGGCGCGATGAAGCGGAGATGCTCAACATTTGGCGTGTCAACGGCGACGCACACATTGTTTCGGTGGAGCTTGACCCCAATGCGGCGCTGGCGTGGGCTGACAAGCTGCTGGGCGAAATTGAGCATGATCATCCCGAGGTAACTTTCTACCAGCAACTGCGCGCTATGGGCGAGGTGTCGGGCGTGGCCGCGTCCCGGCTCATGGGCGACGTAGAGGGTTACGTGATTGACGCACAGGCAGGCTACGACCAGCAATGCACCAAGCTCTTCCAAATGGCGATTGCCGTGGGCGGGTGGCGGGTGGCGACGGGGGCATGGGGGCGCAACGGCGGGCTGACGCGCCAACAGGAGGCTTTCCGCGGCTATGACCTGGAAAGCTACCAACGCGGCGACCTGGACTTAACGATCCTGCCGCGCCCGCTTGTGCCGCTGAGTGAAAAGGAGCAGATGGAGATTGAGCGCGAGCGACTGAGTATCGAAACCGACAGAGCGCAGGCGCAGGAAGCGCGCGGCATGGCGGCGGGCATTGCCGAGCGGTTGCGCAATGCTGCACAGCCGGCGGCGGCCTAAATGGAGGAAGAACGCAACGCGTTTATCGATTACCTGAGCCGCCTGGCGGCGGATGGGCTGCTTGCGGAAGACGACGCCCTGGCGCTGCTTGCGCAGTATGACGGCGGTGCGCTGCCGCGTGCATGGCTGGACGGCCTGCCCACTGCGCCCACTGCGCAGGAGATGCGTTTCGACAGCAGCATTACGCCTGTAGCGTTGGCGCTGCTGCTGGTGATAGCTGGGCGCTTGCGCAGCGGTGCGACCGCAAGTGCGCCGCCGGTTGCGCCGGTTGTCGCGCAGGGGGGTGCGGCTGCCTATCAGCTCACCAGCGTGACAGTACCGCACGGGCTGGCGGTGACGGTGCGTATTATCAACGGGGCGGGGGCGTTGACGCTGCCCGCGTCTGTGCCGACCACGCTTGCGCCGCTGGGCGTGAACGTGGGGCGGCCCTTGTCATTGGCGCACGTGCGCATGATCAACAGTGTGCAGGCCGAATTCGACATTACGGCGCGCTATATGGGCGACCTTCTGAGCGCAGGGCGCATTACGCCGGAAGAATTTCGCCAACAGATGATGATGGGAATGCAGCACAACTTGCAGCAGCAGGCCATGATTGGCAGCGGGCGCACCTTTTTGACCGAGGCCGAAGAGACGCGTATCGGAACGATTCTGGGGGAGCAGGGCGCGTACCTGTCGCGCTTTGCTGACCAGGCGCACGCCAACAATGCGCTGGGCACTCCTTACAGTGCGGAGTATGTGGGCAACCGCGCCGAACTGTACGGTGGGCCGGGACGGGCGTTGGCGTTTGAGATGGCGGAAGGAGAAGCAGACCAGATGCTGGGGCCGGGGTGGGTGATTCGCTACGTTTCACACGACGACCCCAACCGCTGCGCCCCTTGCGAACGGGCAACAGGCTACTACCTCATCGGCTCGGCGCACCCTGTGCCCGTGCGCAACTGCGAAGGGGGGCGGCACTGCCGCTGCTATCTGTTGACTGAGTACAACCCGGCGCAATACGCGCGGTTGACGGGCGCACCGGCATAATTTGTTTTGGGCAACCAAAAATTTCGCAGTTGCAGCCTGCTACGCTCGAGCGCAGCAGGCTTTTTGTTGCCCCAAAACTCGGGCTTGACGCCCACAGGAGACAGAACAATGCCAGAGGACACGCAGTCGAACGGCTTGACGCCGAACGCTGAGCAGGGCGCGACGCCCACCGAGAAGAAGACGGATGCCGCGCAGCCGGGTGCGGAAGAGATTAGCGCACTGCCCAAGTGGGCGCAGGACATTGTGCATGAACTGCGCGAGGAGAACGCCAAGCGGCGCAAGGCGGCTGACGCCGCCGAAGCCGCCACGCGCAAGCAGGAGGAAGAGCGGCTGGCTGCCGAAAAGAAGTGGCAGGAGCTCGCCGAACTGAAAGGCAAAGAGGCGGAGACGCTGAAGGCGAAGGCGGACGCCTACGAAGCCTTGCAGGCTCAGCTTGTGGAGAAAGCCAAAGCCGAAAGCGCCAAGTGGCCGGCGGAGGTTGTGGCGCTGCTGCCTGACGCAGCGGCGGATGCAAACGGCTACGTATCTGCTGTGGAGAAGGCGCGGGCGCTGGTGGAGAAGATGCAGGAAGCGCCCAAAGGCGGCAACCCGGCCAATCCCGCGGGTGCAGGCGCTGCGCAGGTTGTGAAGGAGAGCGTGCGCACGGAAAACGCGCGCTTTGTGGGTTCGCGATTTTAGCAACGACAGGGAGTGTGAGAGATGGCAGACATTGTATTGACTGCGGCGCAAGTGAGCATCGTACACCCTGCGCAGGCGGTTATCTATGACTTTGAGGCCGCCGAGGCGATCACCGTCGGGCAGGCCGTGTATTTGCTGACCACCGGCAAGGTGGGCGTGGCCGGCGCGGCGGCGGCGGGCAAGCAGCAGTTCCGCGGCATTGCGCTCAAGAGCGTGCCTGCGGGCAGCGGTGTAAGCGTGCTCAAGGAGGGGATTGTCTACGGCTTCACGATCAGCTCGCTGAACTGCGATGTGGCGCTGTACCTGAGCGACACCGTGGGTGCGTTGGCGGACGCCGCAGGCACGAAGAGCGTGATTGCAGGGCGCGTGCTGAGCATCCCGGAAGTCGGCGGCCCGGTGAAGGCTCTCTATGTCTGCGCCGACTGGCTGCGGGCATGGTAAGGGAGAGATAAACCATCATGGCGAACATTTACGGACTTTTGGGGCTGAACGATGGGCAGCGCGTGATGCTGTCGAGCATCGGGCAGAGCGTGGTCTACGGCGCGGTGCAGCAGTACCTTGCAGCGTACAACGCCGAGATTCAGACGGCAATGAATATCTTTGTGGACGAGAACACAAGCGACTACAAGCGGCGCTACGTGCTTCCCGGCGGCGGCATGTTGCAGCGGCGCGGCGGACAGACGCAGAGCGCGGCCGTCAAGGCGTCCGGCTCGTGGGATGTGGCTTTCCCGCTGGAAGAGTACGGCGCGCAGGTGGCGGCTACGCTGGTGGATTACGCGTACATGAGTTCTCAGGACTTGGCGCGCCACTTGGACAGCGTGCGCATTCAGGACTTGAACACCGTGCGCTTTGCGATGTTGCAGGCGCTGCTGAACAGTTCGGCGCGCACCTGGACGGACCCGCTGTGGGGTTCGCTCACCATTCAGCCGCTGGCGAATGGCGACAGCGTGAACTACCCGCCGGTGCTGGGCAGCCAGAGCGAGGCGACCGAGAACCACTACATCGGCTCCAACTATGCGGCGTCGTCCATCTCGGACAGCAACGACCCCATTGTGACGATTGTTGACGAACTCCAGGAGCACTTCGGTGCGCCGACGGGCGGCGGCAACATTGCCGTATTCGTCAACAACGCGCAGCGCGCCAAGCTGGCGGCGCTCACCGAGTTTATCGACCTGCCCGACAACTTCGTGCGCGTCGGCGCGAACACGGCGACGCCCGAGACTGTACCGGCCAACCTGCCGGGGCGCATCATTGGCCGCCACAACGCGGGCGCATGGGTGGTGGAGTGGCGACAAATGCCCGCCGCCTACATGCTCGGGCTTGACCTGGACGCGCCCGCGCCGCTGGTCGTGCGCGAAGACCCGGCGGACACCGGGCTACCGCGCGGCCTCACGCTGGTGAGCGACAACAGCGTCTACCCGTTCACGCAGAGCCACTACAGCCACCGCTTCGGCGTGGGCGTGGGCAACCGCTTGAACGGCGTGGCCGTGCAGCTTGTCGCGAGCACCAGCTACTCGACACCGAGCGGCTTCTAGTCATGAAGGGGAGGGGTGACGCCCCTCCCCTTACCCTTTGGAGGGGCGAACGATGGCAAGCGCATTGAGCATTGCATTGCGCCGGGATGATGCGCTGGGGCGCATTGAGACGGCGTTGAAGGAAATGGGCGTAGAGGTGGAAGAGGACGCGCTGCGCAGCCCGGTGCATGACCCCGAGGTAAGGCTGGCGAACACGCTGGAAGCGATTGCGGGCGGCCTTGAGCGTGCAACGGCCAAGACGCACAAGGCGGCCAAGCAGACCAAGAAGAGCGATGAACCTGCGCAGGACGCAGAGGCATAACCATGACGCGCGCCGAACTTGTGGCCTACCTGGGCGAACAATTTGCAACGCTGCTGGACGCCGCGGGCATTCTGTCAGACGACATGGCGGCGGGGTTGCAGATGCCCGTCAACCAGGCATTGCGCAGGCTGGGCGTGAGCGCCGCCGGCCCGATCTCCGATGCGCTGAGTGAGGCGGCGGAAGCCCTGGGCGAATTCCACACGCTGCGGCGCATTCGTGCGGCGCTGGGTGCGAGCACAGAGATTGAGGCGCAGAACGCGCGTGCAAGCAAGTCGCAACTATTCAACCAGGTGACGGCGCTGCTGGAAGACGCGGCGGCGCGCTGTGCGGCGCTGGGCTATGCGCCGACCACGCAGGGGACAAGTAGCGGCGGCGTGACGCCTGCGACCGCGTTTCGCGTGGGGCTGGACTTCATTGAGCCGGAGCCTTACGCATGAGCACGTATTGGCAACTGCTGGACGAATTCCTTGTGACCCAGGCGCGGGCGCTGCCAGGCATTCAATTTGCCGCGGCGGGTGATCTGGCGGATGTGGACACATCACCCCTGCCTATGGTGCTGGTGCGCGGGCTGGAAGCGACGCTTAGCCCCGGTGCGCATGGGGACGGAGTTGTACACCGTGCGGCTGCCTATTCTTACTATCTGGCCGCGGTGACGGTAGGTGACGATTACGCCGCCGCCAAACGGCTGGCGCAAGGGTTCCTGCCTGGGCTGGAAGGCTTGATGTACGCCCCTGCGCTCTTCGGGCTGGTGGGGGCGGATGGCGAACGCACAGAGCGCGTTGAGCCGCGCGAAATGTATGTAGAGGTTCGCATGCGCAGAGCGGGTGCGAACCAGAAGCATTTGGGCACGGCGGTCGTGAGTTTCACCGTGCACGCCGAGACGTAAGGAGCAAGCAACATGGCAGCACCCAGCAGCTTGACCGCGCGTTTTGCCGCGGCCAAACAGACGGCCAAAGGCACGGCGGCGACCACCGGCTTCATCACCGGCATCATGCGCACGTCGTACCTGCGCCCGGACTACACATTTATTACAAGCGGCCCCGAGCACAGCGGCGGGGCTGTGGCGCGCCCGACGATGCGCAAAAGCAGCGACTACCGTGCGAGTTACGTCGATATGTTTGGCGGCTCCGGGCGGCTGTACCCGGCGCTGGTGGGCGTGCTGCTGCGCGGCGCTGGCTTTGGCGTGACGACCGTGGACAACACCACCTACAAGACGCACACCTTCAAGATTGCCGCGCGTGACGTGGCGGCATGGCTGAGCATTATGCACAGACTGGGCGAAGGAAGCGACCAGTTTGAGCGCAAGGCGAAGGATGCGCGCGTCTCGCAATTGACACTGCGCGCCGGGCGTGACGGGCTGGACATGGACTTCGAGGGCATGGCGCTCAGCGAGGCGCAAAGCGCAGGCTCTGAGACGGTGACGACAGACACCAATGTACCGTTCATGCCCAACAGCGGCTCGCTGACGCTGACGGTAAGCGCCACCAACATCGTGGCGGCGTGCAAGAGCAATGAGATGGTGATCGCTAATCCGCTCAGCCGCGATGAGAACTTTTTGTTCAGCTTCGGCAATGCCGACCTGCCGCAGACGGGGATGAGCATCACCGGCACGATTGGCGACATCGATATTTCATACGACCTCTACAAGCGGCTGCACTGGGGCGGCACAAGCGGCACGGGGATTGTGAACACGCCTGTGGAGGGTGCGCTGTCCTACACCTATCAGAGCGCCGTCAACATCAGCGGCGCGGCTGTGCCCTACTCCCTGAATGTGAGCGTACCCACGGCCATGATTACGATGGGCCAGTTCCAGGCACAGGATGACAACCTGGTGCGCGGGGCGCTGACGTGGGAGATGGTGGACACGGGCACGGAGCCGATTACGATCACGCTTTCCAACGGGCAGGCAGCCTACTAACAGGGGGCGAGCGTGGCAGAGGAAACGAACGCAGCGAACCGGATTGCCGTGGAAATGGGCGACGGCCGCGTGGTGCGGCTGTCGCTCTCTGTGCTCACGATGCGCGACTGGGGCCGCTACAACGTGCTGCGGCGCGAGGGTATTGAGTGGCTGGAAGCGCAGGGCTTTTCGGCCAAGCCCAGCGCAGGAGAGGACGAAACGACGCTGGAACTGCGGCTGCTGTGCGTGGCGCGAGCGCAGATGCTGGCCGCGCTGGTACAGGTGGAAGCAAGCGAAGACGGGGGGCTAACGTGGGAGCCGTCCACACTGCCTGAAGCATGGCAGACGCTGGACGGCTTCTTCGGCATACCGGCTGAACTGTACCAGTTATGGTATGCGGCGGCGCTGGCGCTGAACCCCGGCGTGTTCCTGGGCACGGCGGGGAGCGCCGAAAAAAACGCAGGCGCCGCCATCGTCGTCTCGTTGAAGAGCGCCTGAAGCCACTGGCGGAAGCCGAGGCAGGCGCGGACGATGGCGGGCCGCTGGACGTAAGCGAAGAAGACATGCTGCGGCGCAGCATGGAAGGGCTGTGCGACGAAGCGCACCTTGATTTGTTTGTGCAGTGGTATGCCCTGGGCGGCGCGCAGCGGGGGATAGGGCTGGCGGAAATGCTCGAACTGCCGCCTGCGCTGGTGCAGGACTTCCTGTGGCTGCTGAAGGAGTTGGGCCGCTTCCGGCACGAGGCGCGGGCGTTGAAGAAGAGGAAGCCGCACGGCTGAGGGTAGACGAATGGCGATTCGCTTTGTACCTGTGGGTGTGCCGTTCAACGAAATAGGGCGCGTGGTGGACGCCTTTATGCGCCCGACGCAAAGCGAAGTTGCTCCGGTGGAAGAGGCGATCCGGCTTGGCATTGCCGAAAACTTTCGCACCGAGAGCGCCGGCGGCCATGCGTGGACACCACTGGCCCCGGCCACCGTGCGCGAGCGTGTGCGGCGCGGCTACGGCGGCTTTCACCCCATGCTGGTGCGCAGCGCAGCGTTGTGGCAGACGTACACGAACGCCAACAATCCACGCCATGCCAGCGAGCTTGCGCAGGGGGCGGGGGGCTGGACGCTGGCCGTGGGCAGCGACGACATCCGCGCCACGACGCACGAGTTTGGGCGCGACCACATCCCCCCGCGGCCTGTGCTGATTCTGAGCGATGCGCAGGAAGGGCGCGTGCTCGATGCGCTGGGCGAAATGCTCACAGCGATTGAGCGGCGCATTACCTAGCGTTAGCCTGCGGGCGGCTGCGGCGGGCGCTTGGTGAAGGGGAGAGGGATGTAGACGGTGCTCGGCGCTTTGGGCGCGGGCGGGGACTGCGGAGCGGGGGCGGGTGTGTTGGGTGGTGCGTCGCGACGCTCCATTGCTTCCAGCGTCACCCGCAGCATAACCAACTCGCGCAGCATGTTTTGCTGCATTTTGATCAACTCATCCATGCCGCTGTACCACATATAGACGCCGCGCAGGATAAACAGGACGCCCACGGCAATCAGGATGAGCACAACGACGCCCAGCGTGGAACCGAAAAGCGAGAAGAGATCGGACATGGGGGGCCTCGGTTGGAGTGCGGAAGGAAGATGCAACTCATTATCTCCCCGATTGGGTAGCGATGCAATTTGATTGCAGTTGGGAACAGGCACATGCCAGACCGTGTAGCACGCTACAAGCTGGAAGTTGACCAGGCTTCCGCCAAGCAGGAAGCCAGCAAGATCGCGAAGACCTTTGCCGACGAAATGAACAAGGCGCAAAGCAGCATGGCAAGCGGCGCGTCGGGTTCGAGCGGCGGCTTGCTGGGCGGCCTTACCAAGAGCCTCTTCGGAACCACAAGCATCGCGGGCGGCGGGAGTTTGCTGGGCGGTGGCTTGCTGGCTGGCGGCATTGCCGGCGTGCTGGGGGCAACGACGGTTAGCCTTGCCAACATGAACACCACGATGACGCGCTCATCGATGGCGTTCACCGCGCTTTCGGGAAGCAGCGCGGAGGCAGAGAAGCGGCTTCAGGCGATTCAGCGCGCCAGCGGCGGCACGATGGACAAGCTCACGGCGATGAACCTTGCCAACCGGCTTGTGGCGTTGGGCATGGCGAAGAGCGCGGGGGAGATGGAAAAAGCCGTTGAGACGGGGCGCAAGATTGCCGTGGTGATGGGCGGCGATGTGCAGGGGGCTTTGGAAAACCTGAGCCTGGCGGCGGCGAACCTCTCGTACATGCGGCTTGACCAGATGGGCATCAGCGCAACCAAAGTGCGCGACCGCGTGAAGGAATTGACAAACGCCAATGCCGACCTGGGCAAAGAGCAGGCGTTTCTTCAGGCCGCGATGGAGACGGCCAACGAGACCTTTAAGGATATTGACACCTCGGCGGCGGTGAGCGGCGTCGAGAAGCTCACCACGAGTTGGCAAAATCTGCGCGAGGCGATGGGGGAGGGGCTGCCCGGACGCGCGGCCAATGCCGCGCTCACTGGCTTTACACAGGCGCTGGAAGGGTACGCTGCAAACGGGGACGAGGCGAAGGCCGAAGAAATCCGGCAGAAGCGCGTCTTCGGCAAGAACGGCACTCTGGACGTGCTGCGTTATCAGGAGCAACAGGGGTCTGATTCAACGCGTGCGCGCATGATTGAGCAGGCGGAACAATGGCAGACGGCGCAAACGGCGCTGAACACCGCAATTAAGGCGGGCGTGCCTGGACTTGACAGTTATACGGCCAGCATGGGGCGTTTGCTTGCGGCGTGGGAGAGCGGGCAAGGGCTGAGCGCGCAGCAGTCCACAGAACTGGCTGGCATTGACTTCGCCCTCAAGAACGTTACCAACAGCACGAGCGGCTACAGTCAGGCAATCAAGGCTGTGGGGGGCGAACTTGCGTCCAGCAATCCGAAGGCGCAAGACCTGCTTGCGCAGATTGTGCAACTGGACGTGGCCTTTGCAAATGGGCAAATCAACCTGGGCGGCTACAACGCCACGCTGGACATTCTGGTGGGGCGGCTCAAGGATGTGAAAGACCAGGCCGACAAGACAACCGATGCGCTGGGGGCGACGTTCCGCCAGCAGGTGCTCACCGCGCAGGGCTACAAGCTGGACGCGCAGGGGAACCAGATTCGCGACCCGCGCACGGGCGAATTTGTGCGCCAATCGTGGGCTCCCGACTACAACCCGGCCACCAACTCGGGGCAGCAGCAGCTTGAGTATGAGCACCAGGTGGCGGAAGACCGCAAGCGCGCCGACGAACAGGCGGCGCGTGAGTGGCAGAGCGCCGCCGAATCCACACAGCGCGAGATGGAAGCCGCCGCCGACCAGCTTGTGAGCGAATTCAAAAGCAAACTCGACCAGATTCCGGGGCTGATGTCTACGACCTCAGTCACGCAGGATGACATGGACGCGGCGGCGGCAGGCGTCTACAAGCAGAAGCCGGACGAATGGCTGCGCGAGCTGAAGGATGAGGTGGAGAACGGCAAGGACTACGCCAACGTAGACATTCACGATGCGGCGCGGCGGGCGGGGCTGGATGAGAACCTTGACCCCAAAGCCATTTATGCGCAGGTTGCCTCCATGTGGGGAGACCAGTCGCTCTTTGCGGGCGGCAAGAATCTTGACCTGATCAACTCGGACGCCGTGATGGACGCGCTGACGCGGCAGGACAAGAGCGCAAGCGGGCGCGATGCCATTTATAAGCTGTTTGGCATCACGCCCGACGCGGCCACAACGCAGGCGCTCACCGCCGGCCTTTCGGGGGGTGCGGACGTTGACCCGGCGCTTGCCAACGGCGTGGCGACCACGATGGGGCTTGACCCGGCGGCGGCGATTGCCGCGCTGCAAGCGGGCTTCAACTCCGACGACACGATTAAAAACCTGAAGGACATCGGCGCGGGCGTGGCGGATCACATCTACGCAGGCTTTGCGTCGGGCGTGGGAGAACAGGATTGGGCCAGCCCGGTGCTTGCTTCGCTGGAAGGGCGGCTGGTAACGGCTGTGACGGCGGCTATCAGCACGCAGATGCAGCAGCCGTAAGGGGGGAACGTGACGATTCAGGTGAACGGCGTGGCTGTGCCCACGAGCATGGTCAACCGCGGCGAATACATTTTTAGCCCGCCGCCGGTGGTGCGCGTCAACGGGCAGGGCGACGCTGTGACGGCGGGGCTGGAAAGCCTTGAATGGACGTGGGCCTATGTGACGCCCACTGAGTTTGCGTACTGGTACACGACCCTGGGGGCGGGGGCGGGCAGCGCACGTTGCAGCAGCAACCGGCTTTGGGATGAGACGGGCACGGAGACGGCGTTCAGCAGTTGCGTGGTGATGCGCCCCACGTGGGAAGCGTTTACGGGCAACATTTACAAGGGCTTTAAGGTCAAGATCGAGCAAATCGCAACATGACCATCTTTGCGCAGTGGCGCGCCTTTGTGGGGCCGCTCTACCTGCCGACTACGGACGCATCCCACTACGACTATACGGCGCACAGCGAAGGCGACCAGACAAACTTTGGTGCGCTGGCGACCACCGTTTCGACCACACTGGCCGACGGGGCCACGTCGCTTGTGGTGGCGTCGGCGGCATCGCTGCCCACGAAGGGCGGCGTGTGGGTGGGCCCCAACGGCACGGGGCAGGGGTGGGAGTACGTGCGCTACACGGGCAAGAGCAGCAACACGCTCACCGGCCTTGTGCGCGAAACAAGCGCCGATAGGGAGCACAACGGCATACACACGGCGGGGGCCGTGGTGCGGCTGTGGTGGCCGATTACGAGTGATGACGGCGGGCTGCACTTTGTGGACACGCTGGACGGCAACCTGGCGGCCTCCACCTGGACAGCGGAGATCGGCGGCGTGAATGCTCCGCGTGCGGCCCTGCGCGCGGGCCACATTTGCATTGTGCAATGGCGGCAGACGCCCGCGGGCACGTGGGAGAACTGGCTGATTGGCTTTCTGGACGCCCCACAGATTAAGGACGACGCGCGCCGTCTGGGTGAATGGCGCGCAAGCATCGTTTCGATTGCCACGCTGCTGCAAGGCTTTTACGTGAATGGCGTGCGCGTGGGCGATCTGGACATGGCGAAGTACGCCGTGGGCAGCAGCAGCGACACGGTGCTTGTGGACTTTGACGGGGAGCGGGCGGCGGGTGACTTTACGGCGGCCACGCCCGAGGTGGGGCCGGAGAGCGCCGCCGACCGGGAGCCGGGCACGTTGTGGATGGGCGAAAGATATTTGGGTACGCCCAACACCTTTAGCGGCAATACGCAGATTACGGGCGTCTATATCAACCCACCGGCAGGCGCGCGCCCTGGCAGCCGCTGGATTGAGATTACCGCTAACGGCAGCGGCGTAAGCAATATGTCGATCCATCACTCCGACAACAACGCCAATCGCAGCGGCGTGGAGTGGAATTTTGGCGGGCCGGGCGGCACAGTGGCGGGCGACAAGCTCATCCTGTGCGAAGACAAGACCATCTTTGGCGACCAGCACCCGCTCAGCGAAGAAGTCTTCATTGCCGAGAGCGCGAGCTTCTTTGCGGGCATTCTGGCGACGGACGGCACGCTCTGCCTGCGCTTGCCGTCGTCTGACGCCTGGTATACGCCGCTGAAGTGGGGCAACGGCTACGGCGTGCTGCAAGGCGCTCCCGGCGGCAGCGACCCGCCCACGCCGACGACCGTCACCGCGCCGCAGGCCGGGCAGACGATCCGCTATCAGTACGCCTCACCGGCGGGGTGGAAGACGGACAGCGTGCAGACGGCAGGCTACAGCGTAAAGACGCTGACCGAAACCGCGCCGTGGCTGCGCGTTGACCTGCCGCCGCTGGGCCTGACGCTGCGCGATGACATCACCGCAGGTGCACCAGGCGCAAGCGGCACGCTCTATCTGACGAACGGTGCGGACGCGTCCACGCTGGGCCTGCCGTCCAGCGGCGTTGTGCAGATTGGCAGCGAGCAGATTTCGTACAGCGCCAAAGTTGCGGGCGGGGGGCTGACCGTGACGGCGCGGGGGGCCAACAGCACGACCGCGGCGGCGCACAAGGCGGGCGACGTGATCTACGTTGTGGTGAGCGGCGTGGCCACGCAGGCGCACCTGGTGAAGAGCATCGGCTGGAAGCGCAGCGGCGGCACGATCTACCCGAAGCAGTATCGCATTCGCGTGAGCGCGATTGAGGACGCGCGCAGCCCCGACGACGGCGGCGTGAGCGACTACGACTGGACGCAGATTTACTACACGACCAGCAACGCAGCCGGTTCGCTGCTGTACACGTTGCCAACGCCCCTGCGCGTGCGCAGCGTGCTCTTCCAGTTTGAAAGCATGACGGCAGACCCGGCGCGCCCGCGCCTGAATGAAGTGATCGCCAATGTGGACTCGAGCACCTTTGACGGCGCGCTGGTGCTGGCAGAGGGCACGGCGGCGGCAACGGTGGTGCAGCGCGTCGCGCTGAATGCGGGTCTACCCAGCGGCGCAATTGTCATCCCCTACAGCACTGTGGCGCTCACCGGCCTGACGACGGGGCAGGACACGGCGTGGAAGGTCATCTCCGACATGGCCGACTATGCGCGCCTGCGCGTGACGGTGACGCGGGGGAGCCGCCTGCGCGTGGAGCCTGACCCCTACTGGACAAACAGCGGCGCTCCCACACAAAGCCGCACCTGGACGCGGGTGCTGGCGCAGGGGGTGGAGCTTGTGCGCAAGCGCGCCGACGCCGTGAGCCAGGTGGAAATTGCGTGGCGCAGCCCGGACGGGGCCACATCAGGCACGGTGCGCTATCCGGCGACACCGTGGGCAGACGGCACGGTGCAACGCATTACGCAGGCTTTGTACGTAGACGGCACGGCGGCGCTGGCGGCGGCCACGCGCATGTTTTACCTGCGGCGCTACCCGTACACGTGGCTTGTGGAGTGCGCCGATGCCTACCCGGATGTAAAGGCGGGCGAAGTGGACGCCGTGGAGTGGCAGACCGACATCACACTGCCGGCGACGGACAGGCTGGCCCTGGTGCAGAGCGCAGAGCACGGCATTGACGGGAGCGTGCTCACCAGCGTGCTGAACCTGATTGAAATTGAGAGGACAAGCGCGGCATGACATTGCCCATGCAGCGCGCACGGGCGCGCCTGGAAACGCAGAATTTGCGCGAAGTGCTGGAGCGGCGCTTTGCCCCGAAGAACGCGACCTTGCGGGGCGTGGCGGGCGGCGACGGCATGGTTGCGCTGGGCGGGCAAGTCTTTGACGCGTCGGTGGCGTATGGCGACGGCGTGGTGAGCGTTGCCAACGTGGGGAGGCCGGCGGCGGCAGTGTACGCGCCCACAACCGGCGGGGGCGGCGTGGTGGTGATGGGCGGAAGCTCGGGCACGGGGGGCGGCGGGGTGACCGACCACGGCGCGCTGTCGGGGCTGGGTGATGATGACCATCCCCAATACCTGACGGCGACGCGCGGTGACGCGCTCTTTCTGACGCCTGCGGAGGGCAACGCGGCGTATGTGCCGTTGGCACGCACGGTGACGGCGGGCGCGGGGCTGACGGTGACGCCTGCGGGCGGCGCACTGAGCGCCAACATCACGCTTGACGTGGGCGCGGGGAATGGAATCACCGTCAACGCCGACGATGTGGCCGTCAAGCTGCACGCCACGACACCGGGTTTGTTTGTGGACGCGAACGGGCTGCGCGTTAGCCTCAAGGCCAGCAATCCGGGCCTGGTTGTAGACGTCAACGGGCTGTACATGGGCGCACCGGGCGATTTGGCGTGGAATACGACCGGCGGGCTGACGGCCACGGGCCACGTGCATACCATCGCCACATCGTCCAACCCAGGGGCGAACGCTTCGATCCTGCAAAGCGACGCGAGCGGTTATCTGACGCTGGTGCGCGGCATTTTTACGGACAGGGTGCGCACGCCGCAGATTGACACGGCGTCGGGCGACCTGACACTTGCGCCTGTGGGCAATGTCAAGCTGACCAGTGGGACGCGCATCGGTTCGGACAATTACGCGTCGCAGACAACCGGCTGGGCGGCGACCTACGCGGGTGCGGGCGATTTCCGCTACCTGTTCACCGATGAGATGCACGCCAAGAGTTTCATTGCCGACCTGGAGCAGGCGCTGGCGGGCGGGCAGATCATCTGCAAGAGCGTTACGGCGCTGGGCGCGGCCTTCACCGCGCCCGCGAACGGTGGCACGGCGACGCTGACCGTGAAAGACCTGCCCTCCGCGCCCGATGTGGCCGTGTTTGTGAGCGGTGACATTGTGCGCCTGCGCACGT